TCTATATCAGTAGGAATTTCCTCCGTAACCATAGGCACGATCCACCAATAACTTCTTTCAATAGAAGGCAAAGTCTTTATCTTGATAGATATAAGACAATAACTTCTCTTGAAGATGTATTGGAAATCTGTCAGTGGCTGCGGAAAGATCGAGTGAATGGAAGTGATTTCCTTCCAGTTTTCAATTATTAAATGGGTCTTGAGTATAAGTCCTATCTTGTTTGAACTTTCTTAACAATGAAAGAAGTCCATCATGAATAGGTCTTAATAAAAGTTGGGTGTTATAGTCTATCATTGCTATAACCCTAAACTTTAACTCAGGATCATTTATAATTGATAAACTTCCAGCAAAACCTGTTTCCTTTTTATAGGAGAATATACGGTTATCTTCTCACATTGAACGGATTAAATTTCCGAACAATAATGTGTAAGCCTTCTCACCTATTAAACCAATGAAATAGTTTAATATGTTATGATGGACATTACTCATTGAGAATAACCCATATGTACTATGAAAAGTAGATTTACCATAAGGTGATGATTTAGTACTTATATAATGTAAGTCTTGATCATACTTAGGTTTATCTAAGTTAAGCTTGTGCTTTCTAACAAATTCTTTTATGAATTGCCCTGGAATAGTATAAAACTTACTATTTTTAGGCAAATCAGTAATTGATTTGAAAGATGGCTCAAGTTTAGCTGATTCAGATTTTGTTGGTCTAATAGATCTTGTATAATAGAACATTGTTAATATTCCTCTAATAAATATTTTATTATTGGAATCTATATAATGTTTTAAGTACAAGAATCTACTAGGGAAGTAATCTTTTGTTAAAGACACTAAATCACTATTGGATTTAAGTGGCCTGTTGCAAATGTATCTTGTTATATGAAGACGGCTAGTTTTCATATATTTGATTGCAAATGCAATTCCACTTTTATTCCTTAGTGAATTAAAGTCTTTAACAAACCGAACTATATCGATAGTCTTTATTTTAAACAATGTTGATACAAGTCTTATGAATATAAGTTCTTGTGTTTTCATATATTAAAATAATGTCTATTGTTTTCTTAATCTGGTTGTGTTGTAAAGCAACACCACTAAGGTTAGATAATAATAGAATTATTATCTTTGTAGTTCGATTCCGGAGAATCGGCAAAGGAGTTCGCCTCATGTATGATACATGAGGGGCAGATATGCCCGCTTCCCTATAGTTTAAACATAATAAAACCATGTAACTTAGCGCTAATCAATATTAAATTGATTAGTTTAGGTAAACATGGAAGCATATGTCATTTAGCGCTGACAAACATTGAGTTTGTTAGTTTAGATGTACATATTTATGTTGCTGCTTGAAGGGTCGTTATACACTCCATACCTTAACACATCGAATCCATTTATTGGATCGGACATGCAAGATTTGAAGTATGATTCGTTGACCTCAGATCCAAAGATCCCGACTTCAAAGACAGGTGCTCTGTATCAGTGTGATTCAAATTCTAAATTAATGTTTTTCAACATTTTTATAGAATTGTTTCACAACTGATCAAGTTTCCTTGTCTTTACAGTTGGATCTCTGAAGTCTTCAACAAGCTTTGAGACTTCCTCCACTCTCATATGGACAATATTATCAACTAAGTCTAGAGTTGGCTTTTGACTAAGGTTAGTCAATTGCTTTCTCTTGGCTATAAGTTGATTATAGAGTCCATGAGTGAACGGGTGGTCTTTCAACTTCGAAATCTCAACACCTTTGTCTTTATAATAATTAATGAAAGACGAGAATTGTTGAGTTACAGAAGCTGAAAGCTTTTCTACTTCAGCTTGCAATGTGTTAACTAAGAGCTCCCGGATAAAACCGGGAATTAGCTCATCACGCGGAATAGGTATGTAATCAGGAAGAATATTTTCAAGGAAATTACGCATTTCCCTGTTTGTACTCAACCCGATAGAATACCTATACGAGTGATAGAATTTATAACAAGTTTTGTTAATCGTATTCAAATTCATGAATTTACGATTAACTTTTATTTTGTTATAAATAACTTTAATCAACTCCAATGCGCTACCTTGAAAGAATGTATTATTATTCTTAAGATAATTTATAAGTTGCATCAAAACAACATTTAAGTTATCAAAATTATTAATAATACCTCTTAAAGGTAGTGGACTGATCTCAACCCGATTCTTAACTCATCTTTTGGCAAATTCATATGTATTTTTCGATACATGTGTCTTTGCTGTGGAAATTTCTACACCTAGTTTGTTCATTACACTTCTATATCTTGAGGCTACTTTGTCATTGGCTATGACAATATCGTCTCCAAGAAGAATGTAAGACTCTGGGTTAACATTTTCTAAATGATAACACCAGTGAACAACTAAATGATGACATAGAGTAAATGCAGCCCATGAGGAGTAAGCTCCCATAGGTTGACCCACTCTATATCAGTAGGAATTTCCTCCGTAACCATAGGCACGATCCACCAATAACTTCTTTCAATAGAAGGCAAAGTCTTTATCTTGATAGATATAAGACAATAACTTCTCTTGAAGATGTATTGG